CCCTGTAGAGCTCAAACATACGCATTTCGAGATATGCGATCTGTTCAAGTGGGCCAACAAGGATGATTTCTGGAAAGACAACATCCTGAGCCCGTCAAGCCTGCGCAGGAAGTGGGACGACCTAACTACCAAGCGCCTGCGCAGCGCTGGACAGCCAACGAAAACCACTGCGAAGGGCAAGGTCGATTTCAACAACACAGACTGGATTAACGGGGTGTTCGATGAAGAGTCTTTCTGAGCATATGGTCAGCATAGACCGTGAAAATTTTGCTCGCATAGCACGCGGCATACATGCAGCGGGGGATGCGCAGGACACGCCCGCCGAGCAGACCGCTGAAATCTTCAACGCGCTGTTTAGCGCCTTGCGTGCAGCATTCCCGGCCAGCGTGCATAGCTTCAGCGACCAGTCTGAGTTTGACGAACTGCGCCGCCAGTGGGCTCTGGCATTTCGTGAAAACGGGATCACCACCATGGAACAAGTGAACGCCGGGCTGCGCATTGCACGTCGCAAGGAACGCCCGTTCCTGCCGTCGCCAGGTCAGTTCATCGCATGGTGCCGGGAAGGTCATGGCGCCCTGGGTATCACCGTTGACGATGTCATGTCCGAATACTGGCGCTGGCGAAAGCTGGTATTTCGCTACCCGACCAGTGAGCAATATCCGTGGAGCCAGCCCGTGCTCTATCACATCTGCCTTGAACTGCGCAGACGCGGTACTGACGGCCAGCTCAGCGAGAAAGAACTTGTTCGTGTTGCTGGTGATCTACTCCACGACTGGGAAATTCGTGTTCTTGATGGAAAGCCTGTCCCACCAGTACGCCGGGCACTAACCGCACCAGCTCAGGATCGAGGCCCGACTCCGGCGCAGGTGCTGATGGCGAAATACAAACAGCGGAAAGACGCTGGACTGATTTGAGAGGAAATCACATGGAAACCGTAATTCAGGCACTGGAAAAAATGGGGCGGGCGACATACCGCGAAGTTGCTGACCGTCTTGAAATCGACCCGGTTGATGCGCTCACCATGTTACGTGAGCAGCGTGATCAGGGGTTATGCGATTTTGGCGATGGCGGCTGGTTCCTCGGTACCGTGACAGGTCAGCCTCAGCAGTCAACGCCAAAGGCTCCTATGAATCCGTCCCCGCGTCTGAAAGGTGAGGAGCCGGAACCCGTTGATCCTGATGTCGTCCGACAGCAGCTGCGTGAGCAGGGCGCAATGACGACAGTTTCGCTGGCTGCGGCCGTCAATCGCAATGCCCGCGGAATGGTCTCTGTTCTTCGCGCGCTGGAGCGCCAAGGCGTTGTGGTGAAGAACGGGAAGGGCAAAGGCGTTACCTGGTCCCTTGCTGTTGTTCCAGAACCCGTTAAGCAAGAACCGGTACCGGAGGCACCTGCCGCGCCGGAAGAAGCAAAACCAGTCGAACAGATCGTGAGAGAAATCCCCTCGTTCACCGAAGGGCGCGCCGCAGTCGAAGCGGTACCAGCGGTGCGGGACATTTCTCGCGAAATCCGCCGCACCAGAAACAAGCTGGAGCAGCTGACCAAACTGCGTGACGCGGTTCGTGTTATTGGTCGCCACAGAAATCTCGTGCAGCAGCTGACAGGGAGGGAATAACCGATGGCCAGAAAGAAAACCGACAGAGAACGCGCCCTGATCATCAACCGAATTATCGAACTGGTGAAGGAGCAGGGGCGCATCACCACGAATGACGTCGTTGCGATGTTCGGCCTTCACCGGACCACAGCGGATAAATATCTCCGCGTAGCGGTGGAGCAGGGTGGTCTAGTTCGCCACGGGCGCTGCGGAATTTTCCGTGACCAGCGGGCAACTATCGACTTTGACCTGAAACGTTTTTCACACAACAGGGCGGCAGCATGATTACCGAGAATGACAACGTTTTTTATTGTGACTGCGGATTCTCCTTTGAGAGGGGGCGCAGCGGGAATCATGAATGTGGGGACGGTCTTCGCAGGAAGCTTGAATCCTTCCGCACGGCATTCATGGAATACAGCGAAAAGACAGATTGGATGCAGGCCGATAAACGTTTTGACGTTATTAAGCCCTGGGGAAAACACCGCGCCGACGTGCTGAAGGAATACATTGAACATCTTGAATCGAGGCTGTTAGCAGGTGAAAGCGGATTTCCTCCGCTTACCGTTGAGCGATTAACACGCGAGAAAGATGCTCTCGAGAAGCGAGTGGTTGAGCTTGAAGCGAGGATGGTGAAACTGCCTGAGCGTTACGAGGTAGACATGTGTCCTACTCCTTCCCCTAACGGGGAGTGGTTTTCTCGCGAAGATGTATTGTCGGCCCTGGTATCTGCTGGCGTCAGATACGCCGCAGCCGGTAAAGGAGAGTGAGCATGTCAGAGCAAACAATCCTCGATATATGCTGCGGTTCACGTATGTTCTGGTTCGATAAGCAGGATGAGCGAGCTGTTTTCAGTGATATCCGCGCCGAGGAACACTGCCTCTGTGATGGGCGGCGTCTGGTAATCAGCCCTGATGTGATTGCTGACTTCCGCGCGCTGCCGTTTGCTGAAAACACTTTCCCCGTAGTGGTGTTTGACCCCCCTCATCTTGAACGAGTTGGTGAAGCTGCCTGGATGGGTAAAAAATACGGGCGATTGAACAAAAAAACGTGGCGTTCTGACCTGCGCGCCGGTTTCAAAGAGGCGTTCCGAGTATTGCGGCCACACGGTGTACTCATTTTCAAATGGAACGAAACCCAGATTCCAGTTAGCCAGGTTCTGGCTCTGACGGATGTAAAACCAATCATCGGTCAGCGTACCGGGAAAAATGACAAAACCCACTGGATATCCTTTGTTAAAGACGGTGAGCCACAAAATAACTTTGACCCGCAATTGCAGTACGCCACGAAACGAATTATCGAGCTGGAAAACCTCCTGCTGGTGGCCGTACCGGAAACCGTCTGGCCTGCCGAAGTAGGAATGGTCTACAGCCAGATTGAAAATGCCGGGGATCTCCCGGAACACCACCAGCGTTGCCTGAAACATCACATCAACCGGATGTGGCTTGAGAAAATGCCGGTACAGTCGATTGTCGTTGCTGCCCGTTCGCTGGCTGCCGCCATGGAGGAATACGCGTGAGAGAAATTATTGTCGATAACTTTGCCGGCGGCGGCGGGGCGAGCACAGGCATTGAAATGGCTATCGGGCGCAGTGTGGATATTGCGATCAACCACGACCCGAACGCCGTTGCGATGCACACCACCAACCACCCCGATACGCTGCACTATTGCGAATCCGTGTTTGACGTAAACCCTCAGCTGGCGACCGCTGGCCGCCCGGTGGGGCTGGCGTGGTTCTCCCCGGACTGTCGCCACTTCTCGAAAGCCAAAGGCTCGAAGCCGGTGGAGAAAGAGATTCGCGGTCTGGCGTGGATCGTCATTCGTTGGGCGCTGGCGGTGCGACCGCGCGTGATGATGCTGGAGAACGTGGAGGAGTTCAAAACGTGGGGTCCGCTCATCGTATCGGCTGATGGTGGGCAGCGCCCGGACCCGGAACGCGCAGGCGAAACCTTTGAAGCGTTCTGCGGCATGTTGTCCGGAGGTATCCCCGCCGGGCATCCGGCGCTGGTGGAGTGCTGCGAGTTCCTGGGCATTGCCGCCGACGGCATGCAGGCGCAGCAGCTGGTGGCCGGGCTGGGTTATGCAGTCGATTACCGCGAACTGCGCGCCTGTGACTTTGGTGCACCGACCATCCGGAAGCGGTTCTTCATGGTGATGCGCTGCGACGGCATGCCTGTGACCTGGCCGGAAGTAACCCACGCGGATCCGAAATCTCCAGCAGTTCATGCTGGTAAGCTGGCACCATGGCGAACAGCTGCTGAATGCATCGATTGGTCGATTGCCGCGCCGTCTATTTTTGGCCGTAAAAAGCCGCTGGCAGAAAATACTCTGAAGCGGATCGCCCGGGGAATTCAGCGTTTCGTCCTGGGCAATCCGACGCCGTTCATCGTGAAGTGTAACCACACCAGCACCCGTTCGGGTTATGACTGCTTCAGAGGACAGAGCCTGAATGAGCCTTTGCAGACCATCACAAAAAAACACGGCTACGCAATCGCAGTACCGCACCTGACGAAGTTCCGCACGGGCGCCACCGGGCAGGAAGTAACTGAACCGGTACCGACGATCACCGCAGGTACATCGAAGCGTCCGGGCGGCAACGGGCATGCACTTGGCATGGTAGAAGCCGCACTTACACCTTTCCTTGCTGGTAACGGCGGCAGTGAATATCAGGCAAAGCAGCGCCCGCTGGAAAAGCCTGCGCATACAATCCTGAAACAGTCACGGGCGTGCGTTGTTGCCCCGCTTATCGCCCGGCAGTTCGGCGCCAGTACAGGACATCGGGCAGACGAACCCAGCGCGACAATCACCGCTGGTGGCGGCGGCAAATCGCAGCTGGTGATGCCTACGCTCATTCAGATGGGCTATGGCGAACGCGCGGGGCAGGAGCCGCGCGTGCTGCAACTGGATAATCCGCTTGGTACCGTTACGGCAGGCGGCAATAAATTCGCCACTGTGAGCGCGTTCCTGGCGAAGCACTACGGCGGGAATTACCAGGGCGCTGGTGTGGGCAAGGACGAGCCGATGCACTCTGTGACAACCGTCGATCACCATGCTGCGGTAACCTCTCATCTGGTGAAGCTGCGAGGAACCTGCCGGGACGGACAGCGCACCGACCAGCCAATTCCGACCATTACCGCTGGTGGCACGCATGTGGGAGAGGTGAAAACCATGCTGGCCGTAGACGGATACGACGAGCAGCGCGCGCAGCAGGCGCTGGAGTTCCTGCGCGAATATTGTGGCCCGGACAGCACTGGCCTGGTGACGCTGGATGGGGTGGTTTATCGCATAGTCGATATTGGCATGCGCATGCTGCAACCGCATGAGCTATACCGGGCGCAGGGCTTCCCGGAGTGGTACATCATCGACCAGGATTTCCGGGGCGTGAAGTACGCGAAGGATAAGCAGGTGGCACGTTGTGGAAATGCAGTTCCTCCGCCATTCGCTGAGGCGCTGGTAAGGGCAAATCTTCCGGAAATTTGTAACCTTGGCGAAATAGCTGCTTAACTAATGCTAACAGTGTCAATTAGGGATAAAATAGGGCATGGAAGCCTTAAGGCTAGTTTCACTTTTTTTATGTTATCTAATTGTTTATAAAGCATTTGTTTTGATGAAGTATAATTCCAAGGTAGTGATTGTTATCTATCCTTTTATTTTTCTTCATTGAGTTAGGAGTTGTTCATGTTGACGCATTCGTTTGAAGATCTGGCTCAGTCATTTAGAGTGCTTTTAGAATCACATTTTTCCTTTAGCAGATTACTTCATGTTGATCGAGCTGAAGCAATAGGTAATTTAGAAGCAGGGATTAATACTCAACTTCAAGCTTTTCATAGCATGTACGATAATATGATACAGCGAGGTGTAAATTTTGACTGGTATACATGTCCCGAACTGCTAACTATATTAGTAATTAGGAATGCTCGTCATCATAACAAGGCTAATAAAATCAGAACGTTGTTCAACCATCATCGTTTAAATGCTTTTCCTCCGACTACTGTAAAAAATTATTTTTATGTCGACTTTCCTTCCCCTCCTGAAGAAGCAGGAGGGGATTGTTTTGACGTACCCGTTTCTTGGGCAGACATCGATGAGATGCTCACTCTTCCTCGTAAAGAATCACACTTAAGACCAGAGGTTAGAGAGAGAATTAGAAAATATTTAAATGCCGATAGTTTTGAAAGCGCTGCTTCAGAGGCTGGTTTGGGTAAGCAACATATTTTCATAAATTACGTTCCTCTTTCTTTGAACGCAGCCATAGCGTTGTATCCAAATGTCGTCGATTTAGTCACTCCACATGAAGATTCAATAGAAGCGAAATACTTTTTACATCATTTCCAGACAACTGCACCAGCTCTTACAAATGTCCACGAACAAGGCGTTTTGGCATTTAACTTACCTGAATAATGCTTGTTTCTTCTAGACTATGAACCCGCTTAGGCGGGTTTTTTTTGAGCAAAAGAATGCTTTGGGATTAGCAAAAAGTGCTATTAAAGCGTTGCAATCTTTAAATCTGGGGGTAATAATGACACTGTATATTTGTACAGTTAACTCTTCTGGAGGGAATCATGAAAGTTGAATTAACCATTGATCGCACGAAGAAACTTCCAGATGGAGCAATGCCAGCGCTGGAAAAAGAACTGCTGAAACGGCTCCGAAATCAGTTCGAGGATTGCAGTCTGGTTGTTCGTCGTGCTGGTTCGGATGGGTTAAGCGTTTATGGTGGGGCAAAGGAAGCGAAGAAGACGGTTGAAGGGATCCTTCAGGAAACCTGGGAAAGTGCAGACGACTGGTTCTATTAAGGGTGTACACAGGGGTAGCGCGCATTTTCAGAATACCGCAATTTGCGAATCCCTTTGATGCTGCTGCCGACAATTTCTAATCGCGTCTGTATGTCGCTCAGGGGGATTCCGTGGAGGGTGTAGTTCAGTCAGATCTGCGAGTGACCATAACCGATGGGAAAGGAAGGGAGTTGCTGTCCTTCAAGTTGGGGGCGGAAGAGCGCTATATAATTTCCACCAAAGATAGCTGCATAACTCACAGAAAACTAAGTAGGGATGATCGTTACTGGTCCAAAGAAACCATTATGGAAGTTGTAAGGGAAATGGCTTCTAAAAATTGACTTGTCACTACGTACGCAATCATAATTCTTGAGCTGGCCTGAACAACCAGCAACCTGACCGCGATGCGCCACGGAGTGAACACCATGGCGCAGTTACAACTCATTAAGCAGTCCTCAGGGATCCTGATCCCGGCTACGCCGGAGACCAGCGATTTGCTGCAATCAAAAATCAAGCTCGGCGCCGTGCTGGTGGCCGACTTCAAACAGGTACGCAATCCTGCCTTTCATCGCCGCTTCTTCGCTCTGCTGAATCTGGGCTTCGAATACTGGGAGCCTACCGGCGGCGCAATCTCCTCCAACGAGCGCAAGCTGGTTACCGGCTACGCTAAATTCCTGGCTACCTATGGCGGAAACGAAGGCGCACTGCTCGATGCCGCTGAGCACTATCTTGAGCAGGTTGCGAGCCGCCGCGTAACAAACGGGATCAGCCTCTGTAAATCCTTCGATGCATACCGCGCCTGGGTGACTATTCAGGCCGGGCATTACGACGCTATCAAACTTCCGGATGGCACACTTCAGAAGCACCCACGCAGTATTTCATTCGCCAACATGGACGAAATTGAGTTCCAGCAGCTGTACAAGGCCGCGCTTGATGTCCTCTGGCGCTGGATATTATCCAAAGCATTGAGGGACCAGCGCGAGGCGGAGAATGCCGCTGCGCAACTCATGAGCTTCGCGGGGTGACGGGTATGAAGAAGACCTGGTTCCATCATACCGATTGCACAACCCAGCAGGCCGAAGAACTCATGGCGGAATACCAACGCCGCGGCGTGAAGGTAGAGCGCAACCTGAACTCAGATTATCTCACCTGGACCGTCAGCGCCCGGCTGCCTGAAGGCAGTAAACCACCGCGTATAAATCGCCGGTGGCAAAACCGGATATGGGGGTGAGCATGGCTATTTATCGCAGCAAAAAATGGCTCGCCGCCGTCGGGCAGATCGAGCGTTGTGTTCTTTGTGGAGCATGGGGGACGCAGGTGGCACACCGAAACGAAGGGAAAGGCATGGGATTAAAAACCGATGACTGTGCGACAGCTGCGCTCTGCGTTTGCTGTCATGACAGCATTGATAACGGGAATAAGCTGAACCGGGACGAGCGTCGGCAACTTATGGACCGCGCGATTGTTCTGACAGTGATTGAAGTTGCCCGCCGCGGGCTGGTGGTGCCCGCATGAAAATTTACGAAATTACGCCGATTGGCAAACCCCGAATGACTCAGCGCGACCGATGGCATAAACGGCCAGCAACAGCAGTGTACTGGGCGTACAAAGAACAGGTCCGGTTGCTGGGCATCCACCTGCCAGAGTCCGGATATCACGTCACGTTCGTTATCCCCATGCCAAAGAGCTGGAGTAGGACAAAGCGGGCGCAATATGTCGGCCGTCCTCATCAACAAAAGCCTGACAAAGACAATCTGGAAAAAGCTCTGCTGGATGCAGTGTTTGACGAAGATAGCCATGTCTGGGACGGACGGGTTACCAAAATCTGGGGAGAAACCGGGCAAATCATCATCGAGGAGGCCAGATGAAGCCAGAAACGCTTGAAATACTCCGCGCGCGCTGGCAGCGCCTTCGGATTTACCGCTACCGGGGATCGGTGCTGGTGGATTACCGCATCTTCCGTAATTACATCAGAATTGAATCAAAGCAGAGGGGCACATGAAACTGGAAGCAGCACTTAAACATTTTAGTCCTCAGGGAATGCATATCAGCGAAGATGTAAAGGGAACCTCTCCGGATCGTCTCACCGGCACTGATGTTATGGCGGCCATTGGCACCACCAGCAGCCGTGCGCGCTTCGGCCTGGCTGCTTTCTTCGGCAAAGCCGGCATTAGCAAAACAGATGAACAACTCGCAGTTCAGGCGCTGGCGCAGTTTGCCATTAAAAACGCCCCTAAAAATGTCCGCAAAGCCGCTGGCGATAAGCTCGGAGCCTGCATGTTGACGCTGGCGCAGTTTGCTTTCGCGGAGTATTCCTGTTCGGCGGCTACCAGCGTGATGTGTCACAGCTGTTGTGGTACCGGCCGGACCACTAAAGAGCAGGTCACCCGCAAGGTTTCGTACCCTTGGGGTAAAGCGCCATACTGGGCCAGCCGCTCCCGTGCCGTTCGTCCGTCTGACTGGGAGCTGTGGACAGAGGTAACAGAGGTTGTACCGGCGGTCTGTGATGTTTGCGAAGGCAAGGGAACGATAAGCGCCCGTTGTCGTTGCGGCGGCATAGGTGAAGTGGTGGACCGTAAAGCAACGAAGGAACGTGGCGTACCAGTTTTCAAAACGTGTGAACGTTGCTCTGGTATTGGCTTCTCTGCTATCTCCTCGGCGACGGTATATCGCGTCATTCTGAAGCGACTCCCTGACCTTCATCAGTCATCATGGTCGCGTAACTGGAAACCACTCTTTGAAATGCTTGTGGACACGCTGCGCAAGTGGGAATGTCAAGCGGCTGTCGAATTCGAGAAGGCAACAACTTAATAATATGATCGAAGCAAATGACGACGCATTTTTGCATGTTAGGGTTGACTTTGCATAAAAATGTCCTGTATGATTTCCACAGTTGATTATTGCGACCAAATGAAATTAAACCCGCTTTAGTGCGGGTTTTTGTAGCTAATTCATTAATTTCCACAGACAAGATCAGCTATGTAAGCGGCTGCACTTGAGCCACCTTTAACATAATCATATTTTCCAGCAACTTTTCCGCTCATTTCATACATTGTTATTTCACCAAACTCATTTTTGCATGCTTTAGAAGGAATGGTGAAATGAGAGTAGAGAATTTTCGCACTGGAGTTCTTGGAAATTGGAACTTCTTGTATGATTATTGACCGAATACCTTTGTTTTCAGTCAATGAACGTTCCTTACCATAGAAGTTGAAATTGTTTGTATTTGTCAGAAAGATCCAACCGTCAATTTTGTCAGCTGTGTATGCAGGAAGAGAAGAAATAGCTAATAAAAATGCTCCTGCTAACTTCAATTTTTTATGCATTAATGGTTTTCCTCGTTATCCATTTATGACTGGTACGCTTAAAGATGACACATCATCATTTGGTGATCAGGTTATCGGCACCATTCGCAAGCTATTTAATTAAAATTTCTGGTCGTGATCCGGCGTGCCTTTGCCATATCCGCGTCATGAGTTACACGATGGGTCACAGAACCTTCCGAGTGTGAGCCATAGGAATATGGCAAAGCGATTTTTTACCGCGATGCTATAGTTAAAGTGGCATTCGATAATGCTCTCGATACTGAAAATACTGGGTGGGGAGACACCCGCTTCGCAGAGACAACTGCATGACCCATGACCAGCAACCCAATGCTGGTCTTTTTTTTCCACTGGACAGTGCACGGAGCTTCTACCTCTGTGGTTCAAGGTTCGAATCCTCGATGGTGGACCATTAAGCACTACAACATTCGTTTACTGAAGGCTACCATCCGTCGGCCTTTTATATGCTCTTGACTATGCAAGCATAAAATAGTGAAAAATGCTTGCTATGTGTTTTGGTTGCTGTTTATTATGCAAGCATGTTTTACAGAAAGGTGCTTGCATATGTCAGGCGATAAGAAAGATCCAAAGGGTAAAGCTAAGGGCGGGGTTGCCAGGGCGAAGTCTCTTACTAAAGAGCAGCGTTCTGACATTGCCAAAAAGGCTGCTGCTGCAAGGTGGAGGGATAAAATTCACAAAGCCACCCATATGGGTAATTTCAAAGATGAATTTGGAATAGATGCTGAGTGTTATGTCTTAAGTGATGAATCGAAAACCGCAGTAGTTACTAAGGCTGGACTTGCTCGACTTTTAGGTATCGGCAACTTCGCAAGGGATGTCGATAAACTACTAAGCGCTGGTTACATGAAGGAGTTTGGTGGTCCAAGTTTAATAGCGAAAATTGAAAATCCTATTAATTTTCAATATAGTGGGCAGTCCAAAAACATCAATAACGCTCATGGGTTTGATATTGATGTGATCGTTGATATCGGAAAGGCGCTGATAGATGCAAAAAGTGCCGATGCTCTGCCACCGTCTAGAATCCCTGCTGCCGATACAGCTCAAAAACTAATAAATGCTTCCGCTAAATCAGGTACAAAAGGCGTAGCCTATGCATTGGCCGGTTATCGACCTGAAGTTCAAGAGGTAATCGATGCTTTTAAGGCATTTGTACGAGAGGAAGCCCGCCAATATGAGAAAGAGTTTCCCGACGAGTTGTATGAGGAATGGTATCGGTTATATGGACTTAATCGTCCGGAAAAAGGCAGGCCGATCCGCTTTGGACAGTTGACTAATATGCAAATTTACGTCCCACTGGCTAAGAGTAAGGGGAAGATATTAGAGCAAATTCGCGCCAGTAGGGATGAGAATGGAAAGCAATCAGATAAGTTACACCTCTTCCTTTCTGAAATTGGCGTCAAGGCCTTACGACAACACATCGGCAAACTTCTTGGCGTTGCAGCAATGAGCGACAACAAAGAGGAGTATGAGGCCGGCATTGAAAAAGTTTTTGGCCGTATGAAGCCAGAATTATAAACTTTCTGCCCGGCCACCGCGCCGGGTTTTTATTGTCTAAAGTCTTTCCCAATACTGCCGATAATCTTCGTTCTGAAATTGAAAAAAATAAATATCTGCATTCGTTGCCCGCTCCCGTGCGGGCTTTTTTATTCCCCTCATTACTGAGAGGATACACAGCTATATGAGGGGAGACCTATGTCCGATCCATTTTCCGGCACAGGGCTGGCCGGTTTAGCTTTGACTGGAGCCAGTGTTTACGGTCTATTGACCGGAACTGATTACGGTGTTGTTTTTGGAGCATTTGCAGGCGCAGTATTCTACATAGCGACAGCGGCTGACCTGAGTGTGTTACGTCGCCTGGCATACTTCTTCGTGTCGTATATCGTCGGCATTCTTTGTTCGGGGCTGTTGGGTTCAAAACTCACATCCTGGACGGGGTACACCGAGAAGCCTCTGGATGCTATCGGTGCCGTAATAGCTTCTGCGTTAGCCGTTCAAATCCTTACGTTCCTGAACAAGCAGGACATCGGCTCGCTGGTGGCGCTGATAACGCGCCGGGGAGGTTCAGGTGGCACTAAATGACCCAACAGCAACTATCAACGCGCTGCTCTGCGCCGGAGTTGTGATTACTCTGATGTTTTATCGCCGTGGTGATTCGAGGCATCGGCCATGGATTTCGCGTTTAGCCTGGCTGATTACCGTCACTTACAGCGCTGTACCGCTGGCGTACCTGTGTGGGATCTACCCGCATTCATCATGGGCCACCATTGCGGCCAATATCATATTCCTTTCCGTGCTGGTGGCCGTCAAAGGCAACGTTGCACGTCTGGTTGATCATCTGAGGCACTAATGAACCAATCACAATTTCAGAAGGCGGCTGGTATCAGCGCCGGATTAGCTGCGCGCTGGTTTCCGCATATCGACGCCGCCATGAAGGAATACGGCATCACCGCACCGCTTGACCAGGCCATGTTTATTGCCCAGATGGGGCATGAAAGCTCCAGATTTACCCGTGTGGTGGAAAATCTTAATTATGCGGCAGAAAACTTAGTGCCGACGTTCGGCAGCCGCCGCATCACTCCACAGCAGGCCGCCGCACTAGGCAGAACGGCAGAGCACTCGGCTAATCAGAAAGCGATCGCTAATCTGGTTTACGGCGGTGAGTGGGGAAAAGAACACCTGGGCAATCAGGCTGCCGGTGATGGATGGAAATACCGCGGTCGCGGGCTGAAACAGGTTACCGGCCTGAGTAACTATCGCAGTTGTGGTCACGTGTTGAAACTGGACCTTGTTACCCATCCGGAGCTGCTTGAACAGGATGAATACGCCGCGCGCTCTGCTGCATGGTTCTATGCCTCCCGCGGTTGCCTTCTTCATTCCGGCGACGTGGAACGCGTGACGCTTCTTATCAATGGGGGCAGAAACGGGTTGGATAAACGCCGCGCACTATTTAACCTGGCGAAATCCGTTCTGGTGTGAGGTGAATGTGGGGATCGAAACGATAATTGGGCTGGTCGCATTGGTTATTTCCGCTATCGCCGGCGCTTTTGGCCTGGGCCATATTCGCGGCACCAGCAAAGCTGAAGTGAAAGCCGACCAGCAGCGCACCGAAGATAACACAGCGGCAATGGTCGCAGCAGCCGAACGCCGGGTAGAAGCAACGAAAGAGGCCAGCAATGTACAGCAGACTGTTAACCATATGTCTGACGACGATGTTGATCGCGAGCTGCGGGACAACTGGACCCGTAAGGGTTGAGGTAGCCGATACGTCTTGCGACTGGGTTAAACCCATCTACTGCACAGCGCACGACTGGGATGTACTGGACAGGCAGACGAAGCGCGACATCCTGGCGCATAACAAAGCGTGGCAGGCGAACTGCAAGTAGGCCTTAATTGAAAGATAACTAAATAAATTTTCCAAATGGTCGTTATATAGAGAGTGTGTTTAATTAAGGGGGCAAACAATGCCTTTTCTCATGGTGTTCTTTGTTGTCATTATGGTGTTACTCCTCTGGAAGGCAGGAATACCCCAGGCTATCATTATGTTAATCATACCCATCATGTTTAGTACTTTGGGAGGTATGGTTGCCGCCGTGGGAGTAAGCGCGTTCGCTACACCTATTGTTGGAGTGCCTGTTGGAATCGTTGTATTTTTAATGTTGATGGGTAAGTTTTTATCCAGAAGGTAACCTAAATCCAATACTGAGGACAGGCATGTCACATGAATAGCTATGGCTTTCTTATGCGCATTCTTCATCTATTACAAAGCTCATCTGCTGGTTGCTAATGATGATAAAATGCAGAGTCCCATGGATTTTGGGGTAGGAAAAGCCTGGATATGATGCTAGAAATCATAACATTAAAAAGACCGTGAGATGCAGTATGAAAATCTTAGGATTGGATGAGTACAGAACCCTTCGTGAGGGAGGGACAATGAAGTATTTTGAACTGGAACGCATGCCTAACAGCACTTGGGTTGCCATTTTCGAAAGTTTGTTTGCCGAAAAGGATGAAAAGGCGTGGGTAGAGGGTTACTGCATTGTGACGAACTGCTCAAACAGTGAAGTATCCACCCGGTTCATATACTTGAAAGAAAAGTGCGAAGAAGCGAACTCTATATACAGGGTTAAGCATTCTGCACTATAACTAATTAAATAAACTTAAACTCCTGGTGATTTGTTTGCTGCCATTTTCACTTCTTTCAGAATTGAATTCAGGTGTATGAGTTAAAAAAGACTTTTGGGCTATTAAAGGTAACGTATATCACAGGCAAAAGATTCGTCAATGTGATTGAATGTTCATGGGACTAACAATCTTCTCTTGTAAGGAATTATGTGTAGAAGGAGATTTTATGGCACAGTTATTGATTTTTGCTGATGATGATCCTGCTAAGTTGCTGAAAATTCGAAGTTATCGGAGCAAGATTCTTTATCTGTATGCTAATAATGAGGTGAGGTGTTTGGATGTGGTGATTTTTTTTTCAACTTTTCTGAAAGGCGAAAGTGGAGCCATATTGGTGGCAGCCGACAGATACGTGAGCAGGAAAGAAATTATCGAGGCTTATGATGCTCTGATTGGTTGAAAGCAGCGAGACTGGCGCGTAGCAGTAGGATGGGTCATGCTTGGTTCTATACGTCAGTAGAGTGATACAGGAGTTCATATCGGCCAGACGAAGCGTGATGCTACTTTAATCCAGCGGGTGAGCGCTTAATATTGTTTGTCCCAACGGTTCGAACCCATTTCTGATTACCACATTCAAGCCACTGGCACTCGCTGGTGGCTTTTTTTATTGGAGTGAATAATGGCAAAACCGGACTGGGGAGAGCTTCAGCAACGGTTCCTGTCCGAACATGCCGCAACCGGCGTATCACCAAAGGAATGGTGTGAAGCGCAGGGACTGAACTACGCTACCGCCCGTCGATATATCAAAAAAACTTCTGCGCAAACTGCGCAAAAATCTGCGCAGAAAAAAGTGCGCATTGCGCAGAAAGAACAAAGCGCAAATGAGCTGATGGATGATGATGGACTTACTGCTCAGCAACGCTTATTTGTTGCGGAATACCTAAAGGATGGTAACGCCACACAAGCAGCTATCAGGGCGGGTTACAGCAAAAAATCCGCTGAACAAATTGGTTATCAACTCCTTCAGAAAACTTCAGTTGCCCAGGCTATTGCACAACAGCAGAAAGCCTCCATTGCGCGCACGCTTGGCGGTGCCGATGAAGTCCTCGCGCAGATGTGGCAGCTTGCCACCTTCGATGCAAACCAGCTATCGCAGTATCGCCGCGGCGCGTGTCGTTACTGCTGGGGATTCGGTCACCAGTACCAGTGGCGCGATATGGTGGAGTTCGAAGAGAAACGACTCGAAGCGCTTGAGCGGAAAAGTCGCGAGCCCGCTGATGTTGGTGGCTATAGCTATGACCATAATCGTGAGCCTAACCCTGCCTGCCCACGCTGTAACGGCGATGGTATCGGCCAGCCTTACTTCGCTGATACGCGTAAACTCTCGCCAGTCTCGCGACTCGCTTACTCCGGCGTAAAGGTCGGAAAGAACGGCGTCGAGATAACCGCTATCAGCCGTGAGCGTATGTTCGAAGCCGTAATGAAACGGCTTGGCCTGGCGGATAGCGAGTTCGCTCAGCGTCTCCAGCAGATCGAAATCGACCGCCGGCAGCTGGAGGTTGAGAAACTCCGCAAAGAGCTGGCCGGTGATGGTGATGGTGACGAACCGACCCCAGTTCAGATCAATATCAACGTAGTGGACGCGAGGGCGGAAGATGGGGATCAGCCCGACACTTAACATTCCTCAGGCGCGTTTCCTCGCGATGCAGCACAAATTCAAAGCCTACGTTGCCGGGTTCGGTTCCGGTAAGACGTGGGTGGGTTGTGGCGGCATCTGTAAGGGGATGTGGGAGCACCCTAAAATCAACCAGGGTTATTTCGCGCCGACGTACCCGCAGATCCGTGACATCTTCTACCCGACGATTGATGAAGTGGCCTTTGACTGGGGGCTGAGCGTCATAATCAATGAGGGGAACAAAGAGGTTCACTTCTACGAGGGGCGACGATACCGCGGAACCACAATCTGCCGCTCAATGGAGAAGCCAGGCTCGATAGTTGGTTTCAAAATCGGTAATGCGATGGTGGATGAACTGGACGTCATGGCGGCTGCCAAAGCGCAGCAGGCCTGGCGAAAAATCATCGCCCGTATGCGTTACAAAGTCGACGGGTTGCGTAACGGCATCGATGTAACGACTACGCCGGAGGGCTTCAAGTTCGTCTACCAGCAGTTCGTGAAGGCGGTCCGCGAAAAGCCTGAGCTTTCTGCTCTGTATGGGCTGATTCAGGCCAGCACGTTCGACAACGCGAAGAACCTGCCCCCGGATTACATTTCCTCGCTGCTGAGTTCTTATCCTGATGAACTGATTCAGGCATACCTGCGCGGGAAGTTCACCAACCTCAACAGTGGGACCATTTACCACACCTTTAACCGTAAACTGAACAACTGTTCTGACGAGATTCAGGATGGGGATCCGTTGTTTATCGGTATGGACTTCAACGTAGGGAAAATGGCCGCGATTGTTCACGTAAAGCGTAACGGGCTACCGCGCGCGGTTCGCGAACTGGTGAAAGTCTACGACACGCCGGCGATGATTAAGCGTATCCAGGAAGAGTTCTGGCGATATGAGGATGGGCGTTATGTGAAGAGCCGGGAGATTTACATCTACCCGGATGCGTCAGGCGACTCCCGCAAATCGCAGAACGCCAGCAAGACGGATATTGCCCAGCTTAACGATGCCGGCTTCAGTGTCATCGTTGATGATGCCAACCCGCCGGTTAAAGACCGCATTAACTCAATGAACGCCATGTTCTGCAACGCCAACGGTGAGCGCCGCTATCTGGTCAACGTCCAGAATTGCCCGGTCTACACCGAGAGCCTCGAGCAGCAAATCTGGGCGGCTAATGGCGAACCGGATAAATCAGCGGATAACGATCACCCCAATGATGCTGGTGGGTACTTCATTGTGAAGGATTACCCCATCGTGAAACCGGCATACTCAATCACCATGGACACCAGTCTGTTA